TAGTACATATCAGGGACGACAGTAGAGGGTGCTGTCCTTATCGCCGCCGCTGACGCGACCACTACCTCAAAACAAAAGCCACGCGTTGTACGACGAGAACTCCNTAGGTGCTGCCCTTACCGTCGTAGTCGACGTCACCACTACCTCAACGCAATAGCCACGCGTAGCTCGACGAGAACTCCGTTGAAGCCCAANGCGGCGTAGCCCTTAACGTAGTTGCCGATGTAACCACTCGCTCAAGTCAACTCCCACGCGTTGTTCGACGAGTACTCCGTTGAAGCCCAATGATAACCTGTAAGCATAGCTGTACCTCCAATTTTACTTAGAGCACTATCTACCTGAGATTTATTATTATAAGCTGTTTGTCATTCACCCAAAGCTGGAAGGTATCCTTTTCTATTTTCACCCCCAATATTAATGGACTTCGATCTACACCAACCAGCAGCTATATCTTCACTAGAACCTAAGGCAGATATAATTTTATCGGTATTAGAATTTCCGTCATAGTCTAACTTAGCTTCAGTATTATTTGTAATATTACTTAATCCTGGAACATCTGTACCATATCCACCTCATTGGATACTATCATTGCTGTTTGTCTTATCTATAATAAAACTACATTTATCACTAACAACAGCAACTCCTACAGCTTTACTATTGTTACTAGTGTTCCAACTACCTACAGCTGTAAGTTTACCGTCACTATCACAAATATATACACCATTAGCAATCTTAGTATAAGTCATAGTTACTGATCTAGATACTTGATTAGCTGTGAAAGATTGAGTAGCTGGAGTATTATAGCCCTTTATATTAGAAGCTGAAATATTATAACTAGTTCCAAATGGAATTTTATAGACCTTTGGAGAAGTAGTCTGAGAACCCTGACCGCTCACTGTAATAGTATAACCAGAAGCCCCACTTACATTAACAGTTAAAAATTCTGATTGATATGTACCAGTTTCATTTTTACTAGCTGAGTTAGCTGTTCCAGATATAGCATCTGGAGTTTTATAGCCAGTCACTTCAGAGAAAGTAATATTATAACTAACTCCAAACGGTATCATCAATGTTTTGGAAGTATCACCGTCAGCAAAAGAAACTGGAGTAGAACTAGAATTATACCCTATCGTAGCTGTAGTGTTTCCAAGACCTTCACTTTGGTTGGATGCCCTGGTAACGGTCAGTTTTGTAGACTTATATTCTCCAGATTTGCTCATGGAGGCGCCTGCAGCAGTATCTGATATAACTGAGGGTTTTGTATAGTTAGAAATTTCTGGGAAAGTGATAGTAAATTCGCTTCCAGTTGGCACATTTATAGATTTAGTCTCTTTTCCATTAAATTGCAACTGATGATCTTCACTATCAAAATTTACAGTTACAGTTAAAGAGCTTAGCTCATCTGACTGATTAGATGTAACTTCTATAGATAATACAGTAGTGTTATAAGATAATGTTGCCGTTCCAGAAGTGCCTTCAGCTATTTGTGATAGAGGATTAGGAGTTTTATATCCTTCAATATTTTCTCCAGTTATAGTATATTCAATTCCGGTAGGAATATTTACACTTTGAGGAGTATTAGTCCAATTGATCTCCTTGCTTACTTTATCATAAGATAATGTTAACTTTAAACCATTTAAAGCAGAATCTGGCTGAGACTGATTAGAAGTTACTGTGATTGTAGTGAGTGTAGTCTGATACTCCGAATTAATTGTTCTTGTATTTCCTGCGATAGCTGTAAACTCTTGAACATCTGGAGTTTTATATCCTTCAATAGCCTCACATTCTATTGTATAGCTTACATTTACTGGAATTGATGCAGTTAGTGGAACTCCACTCCAAGTTAAAGTTGTGGTGTTGTCTAAATATTTAATATGAATTTTAACTCCCTCTAACTTAGCATCTGATCCTTGATTGGATGTTAAAGATAGAATTAGAGTTTCATTAGCTAATCCTCCACCACTTCCTGCTATCTTCCAATCTGCCTTATCTTTTTTTAAATCATATAGTTTGTAGAATACATACTCTTTTTTTTCTGTATCATAATATCTTGCTTCATCTCCTATACAGAAGGTATATGTTACTCCTTCTATAATATAAGTTAAGGTATTCTCTCCTGGAACAGATTCTAGTGTTGGAATGGGGTGTGCTAAACACTCTACTCATTTTCCACTTTTTCTATTATACATCTTTCCATCTTCAGGAGCGTCTGGAAACTGTTGAACACCTATTTGTGAAATTGGCAAATACTCTTCTTCGGGAGTATGACCATCCCACTGAGGATTAGGAATTTTAAGAACTGCCATATTAATTCTTTTAATAATTTAAATAAATAATCTTCTTTTAAATGGTTTATTTTTCATCTTCTAAACTCTTCACTGCATCTTCCAGAGCATTGATATTTGGGGACTCAATGATCTTTATTCCTGGAATTGTAACTCTGTAGACAAATTTGCCTGCAGAGTCTATTCCAGATAGAATACTAGATGTAGGGTAAATAGCTAGTATTCTTTGTTTACAATTAACAAGTCTTTCTTCATTAGTCATAATAATGTAAACTAAGAGTACCTTTAATAGTTAATTCGTTATTACTATATTTAACTGTGTTATCTATTATAGAAATACTAGATATACTCTTTAAATCAATAGTAGCTACTGATTCAGAATTGTCCATAATATCTACATAATTATAAGCAGTATCTAATAAGTAACTTTCATAATCAGAGTCAATTTGTACTAATTTAGGCACTTTTGATAATGAATATTTTAAATCTATTGGTTCATTTATAACTCCAGAGCTATTTAAGGTTTGATGGGTTTCTTCTGATATAGTTATTGAATATTCTCCTGCGGGAATTTCTGTAAATGTTACAGATGTGTTATCTCCTGTATTTTCTACTCTTCTTACTTTATCAGAAGCTATAAATTCAACTTTACTATTCTTAGCGTTAGAAGTTACTGTAACTGAATAAATAGGTTGTACCTCAATATTTAATGTAGAAGAATCTATCAATACTGCTTCCGAATATCTAGAAGTGGTTTCAGTCTCTTCTACTTCAATAGTATAATTGCCATGAGTTATATTTCCTAATGTAGCTTCTCCACTTGCGTTAGTAACTCCAGTAGCAACTAACTTTTGTATGTCCATGTTTTCTGGATTAGACATACTAGAATCAAATACTAATCTATCTTGTTCCATACTATACAGCTATTATTTCTTTAAAACTATTAACATCTTTTGATTCTGTTAATTCACCTCTAAAAGCAAGACGTGAACCTTTAGTATAGCTTATAGAGGTTGTAGTGTCGTTAGCATATGTATATGCTATGCTACCATTACCCTCAACTGCGTGCGCTCCAGAACGGGATAGGATTATTTCTTCACTCCCTAGAGTGTAATAGTAAGCACAGTAATTTTCTCCCAGTTGTTCTTGACTCTGTATAGAAGTAGGTATTACATCAAAGAATGGTCCTTTTTCAGCTTGTATATGTGATATATAGCCCATAGAACTATATGCTTTGACTGTTCTAACAGAGTTGTCTAGATTAGTTATACTCCAAACATTATTATTAATAATAACACCTTTTACATATTCCTCAAGACCTCCAAATACTCCTTCTATACCTCTAAAGTTTACCCATCCAGAAGAGGCTTTTTCTGTGTCTCTATTTCCTAAAGCATCAGTCCCTCCTGTTTTAGTATTATATTCTGCCCCACCAATTCCTAGAACAGCTTGTGAGTGTCTATTTCTATATTTAGCATAGAACAACATAGCTATTTGACAATGCTGATAATAGTCAATAATCTGATATCCAGTTCCTCTAGATTCTGAGTAGGTAGTAGCATTATTAAATGAAATATCGCCTTTAGGAGTTACTCCACTTCTACTGTATAATTTCTTACTTGATACATATCCTTTATATGCTCCAATCAATGAAGCAGGAACGTGTATTCAATCTTCCCCTAAGTTTACACGAGAAAATCTATATGCAAACTTAGCACCTCCTAAATTTTCATAATGGTAATAATACTCTGGCAAATACACCATTACATCACCTTCTGTACCATCAGTTTTAGCCACAGAACCATCAAAATATTTTAATCTAGTATTTTCATCTAGTCTTATAAATGTTCCAGCTTTATCTCCTGTTCTCTTAAACAGTACACATCCCATTTCAGAAAGTATTTGAGATATAACAGAATCCTGAGATTCCTCTCAAACATTTACTGTAGCATCTGGTACTGGTTCCGATGTCTTAGTAACATTTGCTGTAACATTATACACTTTACTTATCACAAATGTGATAGCATTGATATTGTCTAATATATCCTTTGTAACTACTGCTTTAGAATAACCATCCTTCTCAATAGTAAAGGTATAGGAACCATTTAAAAGATGTGTAGAAATCATTCCTCCTTCAGTTGTCTCTGTAATATAGTCTAAGACTCCATCTTCAGACTGTATCCTTACTAATGCATTTGGTACTATATTTCCTGATTCTGTATTTTCTTTAACCGTTATATTTACAGTAGCTCCCTGTTCCAATACTACTTCTTTACTTAAGTCACTACTCAAATTTTCAATAATTCCTGAGTAAGGAACATAGTCTTGATGCTCTACATAAAATGTAGAATCTTTTCCTGCTCTTAGTCTTAAAGTGGCTTCTCCAGATTCATTAGTTGGTTTCAGCTTTGAAGGACTATTATTTGGAATTATTTTTGCATTTTGAACAATTTGCGTTCTCTTATTATTGAGTGGGGCAAATGCACGCACCCTACGCACATTGCCCTTAAGAGATTTATGTAGGTCACTTTTAGTTCAATGCATTGATCAGCTGGAGCTAGAATTGCATTGCGTGCTGGTTCAATAATAATAGTCTGTTGCTATTGCTGTGCCTCCGATAAGTGACATACAAGTATCTATTTCGTCCTTGTTATTATATGCTTCCTGTCATTCACTGCACGAACCTAAATAACCTCTTTCACCATTTTTAAATAAAAAACTTTGACACCAACCAGCCGCATAGTCAGAAGTATCTCCATATTGTGCTACAATAGCGGATGAATTTTGAGCGCCTCTATAATCAGTAGTCCTTGCCATTACTGGTTCAGTAGTCGTTGTTACACCTGGTACAACATCCTGTGCCCCACCTTTACTTCATATTTGAGTACTACTACTATCTGTTGGTGCGATCACGAACTGGCATTTGCTTAACAAGACAACTACTCCTACTGCTTTGTTGTTATTTTCTATACTCCAATTAGAGCGAGTAATGAGGCTATTGTCCGTATCAAGGATATATATCCCTTCTTCTGTACTTCCTTGAAATGGGAGAAAGGTAAAAGGCAAAACTCTACTATTCGCATCATTTTTACCCAATCCAGAATAATTTCCATTCGGTCAATAAAGAGTTGCGCTAACTGAAGCTCCTTGCTGGGTGCAAGTTTGAATAGATACATCTCCTCATAAAGAAAGACCCAACGTGTTCAAAATCTCTTCCACTTGTGTTTTGTAAGAATACAAAGTGGCTAACTCACCAAATGAAGGCAAATAACCATGTTGTCCATTTCTAAATATATCTGTCTTAGTGTATTTTGCCGCAGGTGCATTGTCAATTCCTAAAGCAGATATTATCACATCAGTATAAATAAAACCATGCGTTGATTTGTATAGGTCTGCGCCTGCTACATCAGTGTCTAACATTGGCACATTGGAGATCAAAGTACCTTGACCTCCAAAAGCATAGTTTACACCACTTTTATTCGTCGATACCATAAACGAATTAGTATCAGTTGAAATGCCTATACCACATACATCAGATATTTCTTTGCTAGATAATGCCCATTCCTCTTTTGTGTAACGATTATTATCTTTATCATAGATATATACACCATTTGGAACAGGATTGTATTTATAGGTACAGAAAGGATGAGATGAACGTAAACCACGTTTGGCTAATATTCTTAAAACACCTCCATCAAAAGTTCAACTCCTATCTGCATCGTATTGCGTTGAAGTTCAGTATTCAGTCTCATCATTAACAATTATTCCACCTGCTGCACTTATCGAAGCGTTAATCTTAGTCTTGTTCAATTGAAATACATTCCACTGTCCACAAGAAGGTAAAAATCAAGAACCTGCACTAAATCCTTCCGTAGAATAAGCTGCACACTTGTGCGCTGCTGTACTCTCTGCTGGTTTCGCAAGTATAATATTTTGAGAATTTGTCTTACCTGCGAAATCACAAATAGCTAAAGAAATGTTTGTTTCGGTTGTCACTCCAGCAATACTTGAACTTGTTGCCCAAACAGCATCACCTGTCTGTTGCAAGGCTATAAAATCAAAATCCTTACTTCTTACATCAGTAATAACACCAACACAAGTTTTAGTTTCACTTAAGATCGAACTTCAGGTTTTATCACTGTAAACAAAGTCCCCAATTTTTGGTCTAAAAATTCATTCTTGTTTTTCATTACCTTTAACAGTAAAATTTACAGCCCAGGTATTATTTATATGTTCTCCATTATACTTAACTCATAAGTTTTCTGGAGATTCAAATACTCCATTTCGTTTAATCATAGGCTCATAGGGAACCCATGAGCCATTATGATTAATATATTGTTCTATTATCTTAGTTGTCATATGTTATTGAGTTACAATTTGAAACCATATATCTCCATCTTTTCCTCCAGATGGCTCATCAGCTGAAACTGTTATTACTGGAACTTTAGAATTAACTTCTTCTTTTGTATAATAATTAGATAAATCTATAGAAGTATTTCCTATTAATTCAAATTTTGCACCATCCCAGATATATTCATTATAAACATCTTGACCTGATCCAGACTTAGGAACTAAGTATAAGACATTACTATCTCCAGTTTGGGGTAATGAGTCCACTTTCTTTACTTCAAACTGATGTACTTTAGCTATCTCTCCATCTACATAAGTTTTTGTAGTATAATCAGAGTCATTAGATAGCTGACTTGTCTTTGTTGGAATAGTAGGCTTATTTAATATTTCGGCAGCATTTCCTGACGCATTCCAATCAGGTTTTACATTAACTTGAGCGCCCTCCTCTATTCCATCTAATTTATTTTTTAATGGATTAGTAAAATCATTAGTAGTTAATCCCTTTCCAGGAACTTTAGTTTGAAATAATTCATCCGCTTCTTCTTTAGTATAACTTTCTGATACTTCAGACTCAGATAAATCTACCCAAATAGGAACTTTAACTTCTGGCTTTACGCCATTAGAAGTGTGAACTTCTTCTGGTATAGCTACTGCCTTTTCAGAAATTTCTATAGGCTCTCCAGCAAATGTTATAGATTCAATTTTATTTACTTGCGCTCCAGCTTCAATACCTTGAAGTTTGGTGAAGTTTTCACTAGACATTAGCCCGGCTTCTGTTGTACTAGCCATAGAAGAAGTTCCTCCTAGAGGATCCCAGTCAGTTCCTGTTCATGCATAGTTAATATCAGTTTTAACAACATTTCAAACATCACCTACTTCATTACTTTGAGTTGGAAGATCTTGATAAGTAGGTTTAGAACCTTTGTATTTATAAACACCAGGAATATTAACTCCCTCTATAAGATCATCTACTTCAGTCTTTGTATATATATCTGGCTTATTTAATATTTTAGCCCCTCCAGACTCAGCATTCCAATCAGCTTGTGCTAATCCATCTAGCTTTGTTTTATCTTCTTTAGACATTAAACCATCTAAAGAAGGAGTTGCCAATTCTGTTGTTCCCTCAACTAGCCCTCATTTGGCTCTTCCATCTGAGATGTCAAATAATTTGTAAAATCTGTATTCTTGTTTATCTGTATCGTAAAATCTGCATTCGTCTCCTATTCTATATTTATAGTTTGTTCCTTCTAGATTGTAGCTAAGTAGCGACTCTCCAGGAAGATTAGATACTGTTACAATTTCAGACATTGGGTAGTAAACTCCCTGAGTCCAAATTTCTCTAGTGTCCTCAATAAATGCAATAGAGTCTGGTTTTACCTCGGATGCAGATAACTTAGCTTCGAATCCAGCTTTTGTCTTCGCTTGAATAAATAATGTTTCTATCATATTATTAAGTTATTGTAGTCCAATTTGTGTTATCAATAATGCCTCCAACTATGACTCCTCCTGAATCGGTTATAGTTGTTCATGCTACATCAGGACCTCTAGTAATCATAGCATGAAGCTTACTTATAGCAGTTTCAAAACTATCTCCGGGCTGAGGTTGAGAGTTGTCTTTAGATGGTCCATAGTCTTCTCCAAGTATTCCATCATAGTCATAGAACTCGCCGTGAGTGTATATTTGTCGAGTGTCTTTGATAAAAACAATACTAGTGTCTAAGATATTTCCAGATTCCAGCTTCTCCTTAAATTTAGAGAATGTTTTGAAATGAATAAACCTCTTTTCAATAGCCATTGTACTAGTATATTTAAAATGAGAGGGGAATTAACCCCTCTCTGTTAGTCTTCTTCACCTCATTCTAATAGAGATTCCGCGAACTTTTTAGCTCCTTTAATAGTTTCGGAATCTTTAGTATCTCCATCAGTTCCTTTAAGTTCTGTTTTTGCTGCTTTTACTTTAAAGTCCACTGAACCGTTTACAGTGTCATTACCATTTAACTTAGTAATGGCAGCTTCATTAGCTGTGACACGTCCTTCTAATTCTGTAGTACTTGTAGCATTTTCCTTTATCTTATCTTCTAATTTCTTTAAAGTATTATAGTCAGCCGAAGCTCCACCTTTTATACCTGCTATGGCATCAGTGTTAACCTTAATTTGTGCGTCTAGTTTAACATCGGCATCATTTAAACTAGTAGCGTCGGCTATATAATTTGATTCTGAATTAGCTACATAAGTATCTGTAGACTGTCCAGTAACTGCTTTTCTTGCATTATCTGCATCAGTGCCAGCTTTTTTAGCGTCAGCAATAGCTGAGTCAATTGCAGACTGGTTTTTAAGTCCTGTTAATTTAGCAATCTCTGTATCTAATACCAAAGATTTACCTACTTCCTTATCTACTTTTTTGTCTAAAGCTGTCTGAGTAGCTGTAGAAACAGGAAGATCAGCAGGAGCTAGGTTTTCTACACTACCTAAACCTACTTGTTCTTTTGTTACTTCGTGAGGATTATCTGTGTCAGCTACGTGAGCATTTAATTTATCAGTAGTAGCTTTACCTTTGCTACCTTCATAGGCAGTTCCGGCAACTTCTCCTAATACTAGATTACCAGAAGTAATTTGAATAAGACCTGATGTGTCTCCACCCCAACGATATTGCTTGTTACCATCAGCTACAGCAATGTAAATCTTTCCAGCTTCTGGAGTTGTTCCAGCATCTACTGCTGTTGCAGAAGTAGCTTTAAATAATTTCTTCTCTGCAGTAGCATAGAACAATTGTCCTACTACTAAACCAGATGTTGGAATATTAGCTTTTGCAGCTACGACTTTCTGAATTTCAATTACATCATCAACGTAACTTGGAAGTTGAGTAGAAGGAACTTTACCATCAGAACCAAGGCTTGCAACACCGTTTGCCTGACCTATTTTAGAGCTGTCAATCTTAGAATCTACAGACTCTTTTAGCACTTTACCTTGTTCTGCAGATAAGGCTTTATCAGCACCGCCAGTAGTTAAGTCATTTACAATCTGAATAATTGACTGACCTCCAACATCTACGCGTTGCCATCCAGAGTAGTCACCTGATGTAATTTTAGCAACATCTTTTAGAACATATAATGCTGGTTTACCTCCATCATCAGCTACTACCACTAACATACCTTTAAAGTAGTTCTTAGCAGAATATGTATCAGCTGCAATAAGATCTGCTTTTGTAGGAACTAATGTACGAGCATCGAGAGGAGCTTGACCACCTGGTTCGAAGTTTACAGCAAATGCAGCAACACCAGCAGGACGATTACCTGTAGCAGCGGCTAACATAATACCTTCATCCATAAATGGAACAGTTGTACTGTTCATAGCAACTTTACGGAATACTTCATCAGTAATCTCTTCACCTTCGTATGTATAAGACTCAGAATTTAGCATTCTTGAAACATTAGCAACAGTAAATCTTAACTGTAGTGCTCCAGACAAAGCTCCTTGTGTAGTTAATTTCTTATATGCTACATCATTGCCTTGAACTGATATATTCCCTGCATCAGAAATTACATAGTTGGCTGAACTAAATACTTCCCATTTACCAGATACGGTATTAAAGAATTCTACTTTAGTTACATTCTTTTGAGAAGGGAATTTAAATTCAAGACGTGTTCCAGTAGAAGCTTCAGAAGCAAATTTAGCTCCGATTAAAGTATCAGTCCATTTTCTTAACGGAAGTTTAGTATCTGGAGTAGGACCAGATGGCATACTGCTCTCTCCACTACCTGTAGAAGCATTAGCTCCGTTACAAAAATATGGATAAGTACCAAAGATTGAAGTGCTTGCTGTTACACTGCCTGCAGGTAGTGGGTTGGGAGCAAGACTTGCTTTATTACCTTTAGATGTTAACAAAGTATCACCTTGACCATAACTAACAGTTAGGTTATAAGTCATTTGTCCTAATGTGACTTTTTGGGAGACGTCTAAGGCAGCAGAACCTAATTTGATGCTACGACCAGTTTCTGCACCAGCACGGTTTTTATTTGCTTGCCCTACTACAGTACAAGTACCTCTATTAAATGACACGTTAAAATCACTTTCGGCTCCAGGAGCTGCCTGTCCAACTTCATATATACCATTAGAAGCCCAACTACCTTTAGGAGAAATTGAACATGATGGGTTTTGAACAGTAGGCTGAATTTCTTCAAAAAGAATATCATCAAAAATTTGGGACAGTGTCTTTTTCTCCAAATCTGATACCTTTGTGCCTTTAGCTAAACCACCATGTTTTTCTGGAGTAGTTAATTCATCAGGTAATTCTGATGTGTACATCAAATTAGCAGAAAGTGTGTCGTCAATACTATCTAATTTAACTTTATCTGCTGCAGACATCAAACCTGCCTGTTGTGTGGTAGCTGTAGCAATAGTAATTGTGTGTTGATCTCCACTAGCATCCGTAAATTGAATAGACCCATTATCTCCAAGCTCTACTGATACTAATGATTTTTTAAGTTTCTCGGCTAAGGTTCTGTCTATTCCATAGACCTTACCGTTCATTAAAATTTCGCTGGTGTCTTGAGCGAAATAGACTGCATCTAGATGCTTACTAGCAGCATCATAGGAATTTTTACTTCCTCTAAAAAATTTAACTCTCGCCATAAAATTTTTAAATTTAATCAATTACGTCGTGTCAATCTATACTTACATATAATCCATCATTTTCATCTGTCAACAAATTACCCTCTTTAGAGGATATACTAACAGTTGAAGACATTTTAGCTAATGATATATAATATGTATGTACTATATGTTCATCTAATGTACTATACAATTTATAAAATAAAATATAATAATTTCCACCCTTATTAACTGGGTTTGAGACTGAGTCGTATTTCTTTCAATCTACATAATTAGGAGGATATTGTTGTATTTGTTCTTCTGTTATGTTTTCTATATACAATCCATAGAGTAACTCCTTGTTAGGAGACTGAAATTTACCCAATAAGTTCTCCTCAGATATGGATTTTCCGTATAGTTTTATAAACTCTCCATCTCTTATAACTTGTATATTACCAGTCAGACCTTCTGTATCTATTGATATAATCTTATTATCCTTAACTTTTACATCAGCAGAAACTACATTATCTTGGCTAGTAGAGAAGACTATTGTGTTCGTACTTTTAAACGTACAAATTTCGGCTATTTTTTCTAGATTAACAAATATTTTATAGCCACTCTTAAAATACATTATAAGAATAGTATCTCCTTCTTCTATTTCTACTCCAGTTTTAGCCGCTTCTAATACATCCTCTGCAGTAGCTTTGCGAGTTATACTACTAGTAATGTAATCTCCTGTTTCTACTCAAATAGTGCTTATTATCTCGTTTTTTAGATTTCTAAGATATATAGGTCTTCTGTTATCGACAATCTCCCCATATTCCAACTTAGCTCCAAGTTTGTCTATTTTATCTACTTGAGATTTATAAGAATCTGTAAAATTATTATCTGTATGAACGTATTCTGGATCCACTATGTATCCAGAATCGTTCTCTAACTCGCTTAATTTAGTAGGAATCTTTACTCTCTTTTTGATTGTCATGCACCCTCTAGTTGTGGTAACTACAATTGTATTATCGTCATTAATTTCCATTCTCAACTAAATTTTAAGTTATTCTACAGTTGTTCAATCTAAATTAGATTTCAACTTATTTAAATCATTTTTGTTTTCAGTAGTAAAATCCTCAGTTGATAGTCCTTTCCCTTCAATTTTATCAACCTTACCATTTAAAGAAGAAACATCCGCTTTAGATTCTAATTCTGCTTTAGTAGCCAATCCTGAAATATCCGGAATTTCTGTATCACTTGGAAGTGCTCCAACTTCTTGAGCTGTATATTGAGGCTTATTAGGTTGTTTAGCCCATTCTGGAACTGTTGGGTCGGATTCTTGTTTAATAAAAACATCGTCTAATATTTTTCAAGTTCCTTCCTGTCTGCCGTAATATCTACTATCTTTTGGAGCATCTTTTATGTAACTAGAATCATGGTTATGAGTAGTAATATCTCCAATTAATACATTTTCTACCTTTTCTTTAGTAAGTTCATAATCACTACTTACCGAGATATTAGTATTAACATAATCATTTTCTTCTCAACTCCAAACTCACCAAGTTCCTCCTTGTATTTTAGGAGATTTTCCGGGTTCTCCAGACGGCAACACAAAGTCGAATATAGCTTCATGCTCATTACCTGAGTTGGTTATTTTAGCTGACTCACCTTCGGTAACAGTTCCTACTTTAATAGTAGCAGCATCTCCTTTGGGTAATACAAAATCAAATATTGCTGCACTTGAAGTTCCTGAGTTTGTTATTTTAGCAACATCTCCACTAGTTACATTTCCCACTTCAATAGTAGCTGCATCTCCCTTATCCCCTTTGATAGTACCTACGTTACTCCACTTAGGATTAGAGCTTACATTACCTCCAGAACCTACGTAAACATAAAGTTGACCATTTATCAAGTAGGCATCTCCTGATTTACCTTCGGCTGGTAATTCAGACTCTGAATTAAGTTCTCCAATGATATTTAGTCCGCTACCAGTATCTCCTTTTGGACCTGTAGCGCTTACTCCAGTGTTAGTGTAGGAATCATTGTTTTCATCCCAAACTCACCATGTTCCCCCTTCAATTTTTGGAGGATTATCTGCAAACTCTTTAGCTCTATCAGCTTGGGTTGTAGCGTTAATTGCTGCTTGATTTGCAGATGTTGCTGCTTGGTTAGCTGTTCCAGCTGCAGTGTTAGCCCCTTCTGTAGCTGTATTAGCACTCTCTGCAGCCTGGTTTGCAGCCTCAGCTGATGATTGAGCCAAAGTAGCTTTGTCGTCTGCTAGGCTGGCTTTACTGTTAGCATTAGTAGCTGCTTGGTTTGCATTACCTGTAGCTGTATCCGCTTTGGTTGCAGCTTCAGTCGCCTTAGTTGCAGCGCTATCTGCCAATCCAGCTTTTTCATTAGCTAGAGTAGCTTTTTCATTAGCATTATTAGCAGCTTCAGTTGCTTTAGCAGTAGCAGCTTTAGCTTCTTGTATAGCCTGATTTGTAGTTTCTACAGCATTATTAGCATTGTCAGCAGCAGTTTGTGCTAATATAGCCTTTTTATTAGCCTCTTCTGCCGCTTCTGTAGCTGCCGTAGTGGCAGTTTCAGCATTAGAGATAGCTTGTAAAGTTTTACTAGTAGCCTCTTCTGCCGCTTCTGTAGCTGCTATTGTTTCATTTTTAGCTGCTAGAGTATCCTGTCTAACCTGGTCAGTCTCATTTTTTACATTAGTAGTTTCAGAAATAATTTGATTAGTCTTCTGTTCTCTAGCAGCTTCTTGCTGTTCTCTTATAGTTTCTTGAGATTTCCTAAGTTCTTCTGACTGTCTAGCTTCTCCCTCAAATTCTCTTAAATCAGAGGTAGCCTGAATAGCAGCGCTTGCAGCAGCCTTAGCCTCCTTAGCAGCATCTTTACTGTCTTTACTCAAAGATTCTAGCCATTCTTCTTCAGTGCCTTCAAATCCATGCTGTACTGCTATTTGATATGCGGAAAGTCCAGTAACACCAGTAGCTCCAGATAAGTCTGTTATGAATTTCCAAGATTCTTCAGCCTTCATATATAGTCTAGAGTTTTCTGGATCTTCTATATCCTCAGTATTTATGACTACAAACTCTCCAACTAGTACGTCTGGACTATTAAAGTTGTCCTCCATTTCTTGAACAGAAGAATAGGTTCTTTTTATAACAAATGAGTCCCCAATAGCTTTAATTCCAGTATTCTCATATCTACCAGTATCAATATTATAAAACCACCAATAGTCATTAACTATTTTAGGAGGATTTTCGTTTAATGTCTCTGAAATATCTGCAGCTGCGTTAGCTCTGTCTGCAGCATTTTTAGCATCTTCTACAGCCTGGGGAAGGTCTTTATTTTGATCTAATATCTCTTTATATTCATCTGTAAAATTGTTATCAGTATGCTGATATTGAGCATCTCTGATAAAATTCATATCGTTCTCCAGCTCACTTAATTTAGTTGGAATTTGGCAGTCCTCTGGACTAGTGTAACAACTTCTACTTGAAGTTAATATACCAGTGCCATCAAAAAATTCTTTACTCATGCAACAATGTAGAAGCTATATAGTTACTATTTTTAATATCTGGATATAACTCTATTAAGCATACAATATTCATTAAATCATTGTATTTTATTTTATATCCCTTTTCTAGCCTCTTAACTAAGTGATCGAAATCATGTATAGCTTTTCTTTTAAGCTTATTTATTACACCCACAGCCAGAAATATTTAAAGTATCATTGTTAAGTTTTTTACATAAGCCATTACAGTAATTTAATTTACTTAATCTTACTGTGGCTCCTTCTAAATCTCCAAACTCTACTGAATATTTAATTATATTAATTGCCATTCATAGTACATCTCTATTAAATGTTAACTCACTTAGTTGATCGCTTTCACATCGTAAATTAATAGAGAGTAACTTCTCTGCAAGTAAAATATAACAATGCATTAAATAAAATATAGAAAAATGATTTTGACAAGCTACTGAAATAGTTGTGTTTAAAGGATTTCTTTCTAATATTTCTTCAATACATATCTCTGTAGTAACGGCATCTTTATATTTATAGAACTTTTCATTATCAATATAATATACAGTATCATAAGTATATATCATTCCTCCATCCTCTAATGCCTTATCAAACCACTCCTTAGTTGGAAGAACTATATGGTGTACATCATACCAACCGTCTTCTTTTATTTCGAATACATTAGACAGATCTATATCTGATATAAATACTCTTAATATCTTGGTTTCATTAACCGCATTAAATCTAACAACATCTATACTCTTAACCTCTGACCTTTTAAACCTTTGAAACACTGGAGTAGAGGAATCTTCTGGGAGGAAATCTGTCGTAGCATCACTTATTCTAATAGCACAACTTTTTTCTCCTCCCAGTTTACAAATGTTTAATTTTACTTCCATATTAGTATTTTACTTTATTATTGTGAGGATTCCCATCATACATTTGAGCCTCTTCTACTTCTACTTTTTGTTTGTTAGTTTCAGCTACAGAGTCCTTGTATGCTTTATCTGTTCTAGCTTTATACCAATTAATTTCAGTCTCGGATTTTAGTCTATCTTGTTCTAATTTTATCTTAGCTTCATTAAGTGCTTCGAGCCTTCCATTAAGAGATTTATTCTCTGACATTAATTGCTGCAATTGCTGTTGAGACTGTTCTAATTGTTGTTGTATTTGACCTACCTGATTTGCTTCCTGTCGTTTCTTCTTTAACGAATTTCCAACATTATTTCGTAGTTCTGTCATACTCTTTACAGTAAGAGCCTCTATTAAATCTTCTGGATCGAGAGCTTGAGCTTTAATTAATTCTGGAACTATTTGTTTTATAGTCTCCATATCTCTAACTATATTAGAACTAGCTTCAATATTAATGTCGTAGTCAGTTACAGTAAAATACTCTGGAAGAGCTGTAAATACTTTTACTCCTTTATCTCCAAGTATTAAGGTCCCTTTTAAACCTTTTTTCCATACTTTTTTAGCCACATTTAAGCAATCTACTAATAATTCTGTTGTTAACAAATCCATTTGATGAGTAAATTGCTTAGTAATAGTAAATGAGTTTTGTATTCCAACTTTTACATTAGTAACAGCATCTTTCTGCTGTATTCCATTTAGTCTTTCCCTAAATACTCCAGTTATAGATGAACAAGTATTCTCTATTCTATCTATAGCCATTTCAATAGCTTCAATAGTCTGCGCTTTTACAGTATCGTCAAATCCAGTAAATGCAGTATTATTATTAAACGCAATTCCATCCTGAGAGGTATCTATTAGAGCTACTCCAGCTTTCTTTTTGTATTCAAGCCATTTCTGAACTCTCTCTGGAAGTTTAGTTCCCAAAAATTGTGGAAGCATAGATACATCCAACCAATCCCCCACAGTACCACTAGAAGCTAATAAAGAGTCTCTATAAAAATGTAATACATCATATTTATCTTGCAGATTTGCACATGCCAATACTAATGAATACGGTTCCGAGCTTCTTGTAGAGAAATATATTCCGCTAGTTGATAAGGTACAAAAAGTAGGATTATCCTGACTTCTTACTACCTCAACAGGTTCATTTTGGGTAATATATAATGTATTTCCAATTTTTACTTGTTCGTATCTTTGCATTTTGAAATCAGAATCAGTCTCTACCCATTCCACTGTATATACTGGAATTAGCCTATTAGTTAATACACCATACTGTTCGTTAGGGAGTCCTGGAGTTAACTCTCTTCCAGCTTCTAGTCCATCAGAAGCCGGAAATCCAGTACATTGGTTATTATAGCTCCTAACATATATAGACGAACTGTCTGTTACAGTCTCATACATATTTTCTAAATCTTCTATATCTTCTTCAGATAAATGTTTTCCATATGTATTAAGAATTTGGGTTTTAGTTAGCCACTCTCTAACTACAGCTCTATAAGACAATTTTACGTAATTGGAACTAAAGTTTTTATCTATAAAAGTATTTAGAGGATCTAAGATTTTGATTTCAATGTTATTTCCTGATTTAGATGGTACTACTTTATAAAACGCGTAACCAGTGATTAGTAAGTCCAAAAGCAAAATTCTTAGTTTTTCTATTAGATCTGTGTCTCTTGAATTTAAAATATACTGAATAACATTTTGAGCAGCTACCTCATACTCGGAAATAAAATTCTGGTCTATATCTTCTATGATTTGATTTATTTGACCCTCTATTGCTTTATCGGTAATATTACGACCATTTAAAAAGGTAAGGATCGAATTATTCAAATGATTCTTAAGATACGTATATACATCTTTAACTATTTTAAGATGTTTATCTCGTTCTATATTACTAATCGTTTTAGAATCCTTGCAAGTTATTTTAGGGATAATTGGTGTTTCCAAAAATTCTCCTACAATAGCGTCCACATGTTTTCTGATTAATGGAATAAATTCAAGAGAAGTTGGATTTCCTATTCCAAAGTTTGATTCTAAATATCGAAATTGCTCTGGATCTCTAACTCCGTTATAGTAATTATAGGCTTTTTTTAATGTATATTTTGGGAAAACTAATTCATTAATAGCTTTATTGGTAAAATCTATTAACTCGTCTTCAGTCTTTTTCTTAGCCATTAGTTACACGCTTTGTATCCGAGACTATAGGTAGTATAGTGTAGATGTCTTAGTCTTAGTTCTTCTCTAATACATTTTAAAAAATCTTCTATAGTCCCTTCCTTATTAATTGTAATAGGTTTATCTACATTATTCATTCCTAACTCTAGGTGATATCCTATAACCTTATTTTCACCTTTCAATTCTTTCACTTTTAGCTTAGCTATATATTTAACACAATATACCTCTTTAATTAAATCGAGGATTACTTGTTCTAATTCTTCCGTCGTCATAATCAGGATATAAATTATAATTAGGTATTTGAGGATTTTGTTTAGGAATAGTTCCATATCTAATAATTCCTCTTTCATCTTTATATCATCCAAAGTCTTCTCACTCATCTTCGTAGACAGTCTCTCTTTGAGGTACGACCCCTGCCATTTCTTCATCCCCCAGTTCTGCCATCCCCATAGCAGCTACAATGTCAAACTTTTTCTTATTTTCATATGAATATTTAATTAATTCTTGCAACATTTCCTCAAATCATATCTCTGAGGCATAATCACTAATATAGGCAGCTATTAAGTCTAGCTGATGCCTAATAATAGCTTCTGTTGCTGGGGCTCCAAATTCCTTCGATCTACCTCTTTGAGTGTCTGCCATTGTGGATCTTGGACGTCTCATTAAATACAGACTATCCTTCTTTCTATCTCTCAAATAAGTTATGAAACTAACTTTGGATTTTTCTAATACAGCTTTACAATTATAATACTGTAATAATTTAAGTGCAATTTTAAACGCTTCTCGAATATCCTTAGGTCTGTCTTTATATATAGCAACGTACTTTGGAGAATCCATTCCTCGTACTCTCTTTTTAATTACTATGCAAAAATTAGATCCATTTTTAGTTCCTTCAGAAGTTTCGTCCTGCCCTAAGTCAATACTATCTATACCTGCTACATATAAATTTTTATATACTGTATTTCCCTCATCTTTCTGGGGATGCTCTAATATAAGAACTTTACCTTTGGGATCTTTTATTCACTTAAACCCCTTAATATTTTCTTCTCTGTGTTCCCTTCCTCCGAAGTCATATTCTAAAAACCCTCTTTCAGGTCTCGGTCCTACTTTATGGAGTATTATATTACTAAGCTGTTCTTGAAGTGCTACAATATCAAAATCATTATCTCCTTCTAGAGCTAAAGCATCGTCTGGAGTAAAGCAGAACTCAGCACAATCTATCCTATACGTATCAGCTTTTCCAGATAGTAATAATTTGTTTCGCTGTTCCTCATAAAAAGCCTTGGCTTTCTTAGAATCTGTTACTCCTCTTTTATCTACATATCCATCCTTATTTACAAAGGTAAACGCTGGAATAAAATACGCTGTCAAGACTTGCTCTCCAGTTTTAGTGTAGCTATGTCTATAAGGTAATACTCCAAATCCTTCTGGATTATTGAATATTTCACTCAATCCAGCCAAAGCCGGTCCAGAGTCTCCCCCAGTACCCCATACTAATCTAGTTCCGAATTTTCTTCCAGAAATTTCTACCAAAGCCTTACTCTGCAAATATGTTTTAATAAGAACTGGATTAGAACCTGCTTCTTCAAAGAATAATCTGTCTGCACGGTCTCCACGAAGCTTTCTAGGAATATCAGCTGCAATCCCAAGTATTTCGGACATAAATCCAGACTCTTCCCGTTGTTTATTTAGTTTAGAAGCTCTTTTATGATAGTCAGAATTGTACTTTTGTCTGACATGACGCATACCTCCTTCAGAGTCAGCGTTAAGAAATTCTAATTGTTCCCAGCATTTTCGTAATACTGCAGATAAGAAATCATCACTATATGCTGAGTATAATACGTGAGATTCTTCTACTGTGGAGTAAAGTCTAACCCCTAAAGAAGCCGCAATCTCACTAAAACCGACTCCACGAGCTTTTAATGCACATACATCATGACCAGTCTTTTCACATATTTCTATATAATGGAAATATTCATACTGTTTAGCGTAAAAGGTAGGAAAGTTTGAACGTCTACCTCCACCAGCTACCTTAACAGTAGAAATATCTTTTAGTCTATAAAAATTTAGGAAAAAGTAATTGTCTCCTGTAATCCTATATCCATGAGAGATGTACCCTTCGTTGCATCTTCTAAACTGTTCTTTTCAAAAGTCTAGATATTTCTTAGAACCCTTTGGATAGGAGCAATACATTCCAGTATCTTGTTTTATTTTCCTAGTTTCTGTGAATCATTCAGGATTAAAATCTAATCCTTGAATTTCATTTATTGGTCTATATCCAGAAATTTCGTAACTTAGATTAGAATCAAAGAAGGTAATATTTTCACTAAGAGGGATATCCCAATTGTAAAAATCCTGCATACTGTTGTCAGAAACTCTATCCTCTATACGAGCTGCTTGCAAACCACTAGATACTTCTGGGTCCATATGTACTGGAGCGTTATATATGGGATTCTCTAGTAAGTCTTTTTCACCAGAATCTATTATTTTATGGATTTCTTCAACAGCTTTTTCTACTACAGGATCTTGAATTTTCTTCTTTCTACCTCTAGGCATAATTAATCAAATGCTCCAAGCTCTGCGTCCCCTCTAATAGAGGAATTAACCGCTTGAATTTCTTTCTTATACATAACTTCTAAGTTCTTAAGTTCATCTACCACTTTTGACGCATTTTGCATTTCTGCAATAACATCTTTCGTTTTATATATTGGCTTTTGGGTAACAGGGTCTCTTTCACTTAAATCTAAATCGTTAAAATAATCCGTAATTTTATCTACTACTCCTTGAGCAGCTTTGATAAATTTTAACGTTTTAGACGACTCCTGCAACTCTCTATATTTCCTACAAGCAGCTCTAAAAGTAGGATCAGCCCATTCTTCATCAGTAATACTAGCATCTTGTAAGCATTCTTGGTGTCTTTCCTGTTCATCAAATTGTGAATAAGGACTTAACCAATCTAACATAAGGAATATATATTTAAACTCTCTGAAAGCTCTTAATCGTCTAGTTCCAGTAGGGTCTTCCTTACATTTATTTCTTCCTTTTTCCCATAATCCTTCAAATTCCCTAACCAATAATATTTCTGGTTCATTTAATTCTAATTCTCCAGAAGCATTATTATATACAAATACTTTCATATTAATCCACTAAAAATTTTACATTATTTTAATTTCGGAATACCTGAAGGTTTTAACATAACAAGATTATTCATTCCAGCCACAAAATCTGTATCCGTAGCTTTTTTACCAGCAGCTTTCAATGCTGTTAATAATTTAGTATTTTGAGAAGCTGTTCCTTTATATTCTACATCACCAAAAATTTTCTGGAATAATTGTTTTCTCCCCTCGAAACTAGCATCTTTGGAGTCAAACCCATTTAACATCATCCATCCATATAAAGTAGATTGATCTAGTTTAGGTTTTTTAATTTTTGGAGCCGTAACTGTAACTTCTGGAAGTTCTCTCGGAGAAACCTGACTCTCAGTTCTTCCCCATAAAGCTATTGGATCAGATGTTCCAACATGAGCTACAGGTCTAGGAGATGACTTTTTTTTTACAGTAGTTTTTGTTCCCTCTTGTGCAAAAATAATTCCTCCCTGTAAATGTTTTTTAATATTTTCTGTAGCCTTTTTACTTTGCTCTTTATTAGGAGCTTTAACTTTCTTTTTAGGACTCCATCCATCTTCATGATGTCCTGAATTTCTGTTTAATTCTTGAAGACGTCTATGTTCTGGACTATTTTGTTTTATTTGGCCTTTCTTATATTTTTCTACAAGATTAGCGTGCTCTCCTTCATTATATTTTCCGCCTTCTTGCATTTTCTTCTTTTTCATTTTTCCTCCACACTTGCTAGATTCTATCTCACTTTTAATAGAATCCATTAAGGAGCCTTTTTTCATTTGAACAGTAGATTTCTTTTTGCATCTTGAACAAGGTTTCCCTCCAGCCATAAAGCGTTCCACTTCGTAACCTTCAGGGCATCCTCCATTAAGTCTAATAATATAATCCAATTTACTTCCAGCTTTTGCAGATTTAACAGAAGTGTTTTCTAATTGTTGTGCCATAATAGGTCAAATTTCTTTATTAAATTGATTTGCTAATTCATCTAATCTATCTTTCCCTAATCTTTTAATTTCTAAGTCTAGTTGATCAGGTTCATTAACTTTTAATATCTCGGATAATCAAGAAATGAACCCTTGTTCTTTTAAATGGTTCATACGCCTATAAATACGAAAAGGAGACTACTTTAGGGTAATCTCCTATAATTTATAATTACTTATTTTCTACTTTCTGCAAATCTTTAGTATTCCAAACTGCTTCTTGGAACTCTCCATTTGTAGTAAACCATCTACATTTAATACCTCTAAAATACTCTACCGTATTTTTACCATCCATAGGAGTATCCAATTTAAAGGTTCTAGTTTCTTTTTTTACTACAATCATTATTGGTTTATTAGGAATATCTTGTTTTAAAGTTACAAGATCTCCTGGTTGAAAAAATACCTTTTCTATCATAACTTATTATTGTTTAATTGAAGAAAATCTTTCAGTAAGTTCTTCATTGATTACTACTAAAACATTGTTTTGACTAACAACCCATAGAGCTTGTCCCAAAAATGGTGTAGGTCTTTGAGTTCCATTGATGAAAATAATATCGTCTCCTGGTCTTACATACTTAACTTCTGGACCAACTGCTACTACTTCAGCATATGCTACAGCCATTCTAGCAACTTCTTTCTCTCCAGTTTCGTGAGAGATATAAGTTCCGTCATATACTGGAATAATAAGTCCAGATTCTGTAGTTTTTATTTGATCCCAGGGATTTTTATTATACATTCTAACTAAAATATTTCCATTAGTAGGAAGGATTTCTAGGTTAGTTGCTTGTTCTTTCACCTGTTTAGAACGTTCGAGTTCTTTATCTATATTTTTACAGAATGATTCAGAAGCCTCTTTAGTAGTTTCATTAAATGTCTTAATAGCACTTCTTCTTTCTTCTTCACTAAGTTTTTCTGCTCCAATCATACTAACTGCACTTCCTCCCATTACTAAATCCATTCTTCCGTTATTTAACATAATCATTTAAATTTTAAAATTACCATAAATCATTAGGGCAATGTTCTTTATACACCCTAGTTTTTGCATCTAATAAACAGCCGCATATCCCACACCATGCTCCATCTTTGTCTGAACATTTATTACAGATCTTTATTCTGCTATTTCTCATTGCTTCGTTTTGACCTGTAAGTTTGTACCAAAATCCTATAACTATGTGTTTTAGTTTTATTATAATACTTCTCATTTTCCAGCTGGACATTTCTCAGTTTTTAATTTTGCTTTTAGTTTTATTTTGCACCCACATCCTTTTACATAACCATCTAAAGGATGTATAGAGACATCTCCAGTTTGAGGATTAATATATAAACTATTGCTGCATATTCCTCCATTATTTGGAGAATATATGGGACAATTTTCACATATTCGTATTCTGGATTCTCATAGAGTTTGATTAATTCTTCCTTCCATTTTTACTTATATTTATAATTACAGTTGTGGCATTTGTAAAAGTTATTTGATAACATCAATGCGGATTATTCGGCATATGGTTTGTTCTATTAATTATTTATTGCCACTGTATGTAATTATTAAAATTCTATTCTTTTTCTCTTGGATGCCCTCTCTTCTTGTATAAGCTCTTTTCTGTATTGAGATAGCATTCTTTCTACCTCGTTCTTTAAGTATTCTACTTCATGTGTGGATACGTTTCCATCATGATCAAAATATACAATAATTAATTTCTTTATATTAAATTGAGGATTATTTTTCTTAATCATCCAAGCGTAGGTACTTAATTGTAGAGTGTAATGCATGAAATTACAATCCATTAAATTGTTTAGAGGAAACTTCATCATAGCATATTTTTTAGCAGCTGGATCGTATCCAGATTTCATTTTTAATTCCTTATTAGTCTTATAGTCGATAATATAAATATCATTTCCGTCCTTGACTAACAAGTCTATTTGTCCTGCTAATCTAATGTGCCCATCTTCAGATACTCTAGAAATTAAATACTCAGGATATACTGCAGATTCTAAATCTAATGGAGTGTAGTTTTGCTTACAAACGAATTTTCCTCCCAATCCATAAGATTTTAGAGAATAACTAGAAGCTCCAGAGTAAAACTTTTTTTCCATAGCTGCATGAATTTTAGTTCCTCTTTCACAAGATTCTCTATTAGTCTTAGCCCATTCATCTAATATGTCTTGCTGGGTAGAATTAAAAGTAACCTCGTCAATATCATATAATTCTAATACTGAGTTATCCCATTTCTTAGATTTCAATAATCTCGGCTTTTCCATTGCTGCAAATTTTTGAGAACCTATTAACCTCTCTAGTGCTTTGTATTTACTCCAAAAATCTTGATCAAAAGGTTGCTCAAATCTACCTATTAAGGTAGTTACAGAAATAAACTTTTGACCCTCATCATTCCAATATTGATGAAATTCATCATTATAATTTACATTACCATTTCTCTTATCAACTTGCATACTAGTTTTCCATTTGTTTTTTAACTTGGTTATAATCTAATAGTATTGCTAACCTTTGTATTCTCGGAGATACTGTTTTCATATAGTACCCTAGATTATATTGTGGTTTTGTTTTATATAAAACTATAACCATTCCAACAGGGTCTCTGACTCCTTCTATTGGATAAAAAGCTACAGCAGAAGCATTACATAATCTAATTTTTCTATATAATTTAGGAAAGGACTCTTTTAATTCGCCTATACTGTCCGCTCTTAGATACCTTAAATTATGTATTTTGATAAGCTCCTCTCCATAATTTATGTAGCTTAACTCCCTAAACTCTTCTCCCCACATAGGCTCATCATCTTTAAATTTTTCAGCTAAGAATGTTATATATTTATATGAGAAACCTTGAGAGCTGTGATTATTGTTGTGATAATTTAGCAATATTACATTAGTCGCGTCTGGATCACTCATAAGTATATACTGTATCTGTGTATTAATTGTAGGCGTTATACGTTCAGTATAACGTTCCGCTTCCATCTTCTCCAATCTCTCTTTACTAATTAACCTATTAACTACGTTAATGTTAGAAACATTAATGTTAAGTATAGCTAAAATTAGTAAAATAAGAAAGGCTCTATTCTCCTTACTCATTTGTAGAAAAAATTGAAGACTGTTTTTAAATCAATCTGCTAACATATTCACGCTATTATTTTTAAATGTATAACAATCAAACGATTTTATTTTTGGTTATTAACATTATTCCATATTTTCGTGTCTAAGTAATTTTCATTTGTTCATGTGCAAAATTAGCACTAATTTCGTAGAGTAAAAAATGAAATATAAAATATTTTAGTTATGAATTTAAACGAACAGTTATCTAAATTAGTCAAAGACAAATTCCGCGAGGAAATACAGAAACTACCATTGAGCAGTATTTCCTATTTAAAAAATGGTGGAAAAACAGTCAGATTATCAAAAAAGGGAGGTAAAAATAAGATTCACATAAAGAAGGAAAATAGAGGTAAGTTTACTGCTTCTGCTAAGGCTGCAGGGCAGTCAGTACAAGAACATGCACGTAGTGTATTGAATAATCCAAATGCTACACCTCTACAAAAGAAGAGAGCAAACTTTGCACGTAATGCAGCTAAGTGGAATCATTAATCTTTGTAACATGACTAATTCAAATAAAAAAAATGATAATGTAGCTGCCATTTATTCCTTACCAGAAATAAATATTTATCCTCAAAATAGGTTCGGAGATATTGCTAGAAAACAAGGACTAGAAACTGCTAGAAATTGAAAAAAAGTTAGAGAAGAAACTACTAAAGGGATTAATAATTTTGGAGAATCAATTTCAAATACAATACAGGCAGGAGCTTCTTTTTTTCCGTTAGTTAGTGATGTTCAAGATTCTTATGACCTATATGATAGTTTAAATAAAAAAGACTATACTAGGGCATTATTATCTGGAGCAGGACTTCTTCCTTTTATAGGAGGAGTCTTTTCTAACGCAAATAAGGTTAGAAAAATTAGACGAAATTATAAAGACTTATTAAAGTTAGCTCAACAACCTGATGTAGCTACTACTATGAAAATGAGGTTTATGGATAAGGATAATTTAAAAAAGATGGCAAAAAATTCTAATGAGACTGATGATTTTTTTAAAGGAGCTTTACAAGGCAGATACACTTTCTATAGAGGAGATGCAGATCTAACAAATCATAATTTAAATCAAATAGCTCCATACAATACTAAACCGTTAGAAAATGGAATAGGAAGCGGAAGACATAATGCGGAGGATCTTGCTGGTACTGGATTAGGGACTTTATATACAACTTCTGATCCCCAAAAGGCTGCCCAATATGGAACCCTTTTTAAAAAGGGCAAGGGAAGATATATCTCTGATAAAGGAGGTGTAGGAAAAATTATTTTAAAAGATGCAAATTTTTCTGGAAATAGAGAAGATTGGATTACTAATAATCCCATCCCAACCTTATTATCTAAAGGGGATTCTTATGATACTTACCAGCTGGGAAATAATGTTATAAGACGAGTTCATACTAATGATAATTATCCTACTTATATATTTATAGGAAATCCGCAAACCTCTATTGGAAAATATGAACTTCTTCCAACAGAAGACATACAAAAACTTATTAAAACTACATATAAAGTAACTCCGACTTTCGAGGTAGCAAGATGGAAATTAGGAGGAAAATTTACTCCTAAGAAATCCCAATTAGTTAAAAATGCAGAAGAACTAAATTCTAAAAGAGATATGAGAAAGAAACTAATTAAAGGAACTAGTTGACCTAGTATTAAAAAGCGTATAGTCAAAAAGCAGCAGGGAGGAACACTGGATGATGAATTTCTGAATTATGATAATGTAAGTATTTCTGAAACACCTTTACCAGAACTGACCTTTGATACTTCTAATTTTAATCCTTACAATTATATTAGTGAGGAACCATCTAAAAGAGAAGTTCCGAATCAATCTTCAGAAGAGACTTCTCAGGAACCTAATATTCAAAAGGAAGAGAAGCCTGTTCTAGAAAAGACTGTAAAATCTCCTGACTTCGATCCTAAATTAGGATTAATGGGAGAGTTTGTTAAAATAGCTACAGAAGAAGGCATTCCATTTAGGGTAACTAGTGGCTACAGACCTAATTCAATTACTTCAAACGGCTCTCGCAGTTGACATAGTAAAGGCTTAGCTTTGGATATAATTCCTAAAGAAGGAGTTAGTTGGGAAGTATTTAAGAACTCATTCAACAAAGCTCCTAAAACTCTTAAATGAATAAGAGATAATAAGATGGGAATATTAGACGAAACAACTCCAGAAATGTTAGCTAGAACTGGAGGAACAGGAGCTCACTGGCATATAGGAAGAGATAAAATGGCTGTAGATTCATTCAGTAAAATGTTTCCTATAAGTAAAAATGGAGGAGTTTTAAAGGCTCAATGAGGAACTAAACTTACAGGAGTTTATACAGTTAATCCTGGAGATAACCTGACCAAGATTTCTAATTCTTTAGAAATTCCTCAAGACAGCTTACTAAGTTATAATAATATTCCTAAGTCTAAAGCAAATGATCTAGCAATAGGACAAGAACTTCTGTGAAGAAAGGAGCCAGAATTTCTAGATAATGTAAAGAGATTTTTCTTTGAACCTAAGGAAGAATCAGACAAATCAGTGTCTAGAAATAATATAATAGAAAAGAATGTATGACTTAGTAAAACTACTAAACCAGAAGTCAATCCTATTTATTCAACTAGATTTAAAGAAAAGAATTTTAGAAAGTTTGCCAATACTATGAAAACTATATATTCTGAAGTATTAGACGAATTAGGATTACCTAAGCATAATATATCTAATTTAGTTAGACAAGATGCGTTAGAAAGTACCTATGGAACTAGCCCTAGAGGTAATGGATACAACTTAGGAGGAATTAAAGTTTTTAATAATAAGGAAACTTTAGGAACTCGACATTCTGATGGATATTACTATAGAAATTTTAAAGACCTGAAAGATTACGCAAGATATAAAATTAAATTACTGCATAATGATTACGGAGCCATAGAAGCTCCGGCAGAACAATTTATAGATGCGTTACACGGAAAGAATAAAAAGAAGAAGATATACAGTGCTGGAAAAGATGCTTATGAGAAATTCAGAAATATGAAGTCTCTTAATAAATATCTAGATGAATCCAATTAAAGTTGGAATTCTTCTTTTAAATGGTTAAACTAATTTTATACTAAAATGTCATTTAAAGATTTTATTTGAGACACAGTATCAGAAGGTAAAAACCCTTCTAGTAAAAGAGTGGCTGGATGCTTAGGATGGTTAGTATGTTTATTAGCCTCCATAGTAGCTATATTTTATGTTATACCCAGTCCTAATATAATAGAGATGTTATTTTGATCTAGCTGTGCACTACTAGGTATTGACTCAGTTGCAGGAGCTTTTAAACATAATCCATTTAAGAAAGATGCCAAAGGTGAAGTACGGAACGGAGGAGTATAGGAATGCATATAATAAAAGAAGTCTAGCCAATTACGATTTTAATTCTAAAACCTATAATTTAGCTAGACCTCTTCCTGATATTGTTGCTACTCCTAAAAATAATTTAGATTTGGAACAGGTAGTTAGAAATGGAACTTCAAAAATAGGTAAACCTATAGGTGTAGCTATTACTGAATTAGCAGCATTACATCCTGCAATAGGATTAGCTAAAGCTGGAGTAGATGCTAAACTAGCTGTTAATCAAAGAGATAAAATACTTAATAGTCTAGCTGCATTACCAATTCCTGTAATTAGAAATCTTACAAAAGCTAGAAAGATTATTAGTCCTGTAACTAAAACTGTAAAGAAAGTTGAGCCAGGAGTTACTAGAATTTCATTAAATAGTCCCAATAAAGAATTAGGACATATAGACCTAAGTGATTCTTTTGAAAAGACTGCTGGATTTGATACCATCTATCCAGAGTATATCAAAGTTAATGAAAAAGGTAAGGGATTATCTAAAGCACTTTATGCTGCAGGTATAAAAGATATGAAAAAGCCTATAATAAGTGGAGAAGTATTATTACAACCAGAAAAGACAGTTAAAACATATAAATACTTTGATGGACCAGTATTACCTCCTCTTATTATGGAAGAAGGGTATAATTATCCCAGAAAGATTATGGTCAAACCAAAGAATCCTAATTTATATGAAGATACTATAAAGGAGTATCAAAACAAAACAGCTAGATATTCGGACAATCTATCAGAATTATGAAAATTAGTGAGTAAGAAGTAATGAAACTAAATATAAGAAAATTTCAAAAAGGTGGAAGTAGTAAACTTCCTACATTTAGTCTACCAGAAATAAATATTTATCCCAATAATAAATGAGGAGGTATTGCTAGAAAACAAGGACTAGAAACTGCTAGGAACTGGAGAAAAGTTAGAGAGGGAACAACAGCTGGAATTAATGAATTTGTTAATGACCCAAGAGCACAGTTTGTTCAAGCCTTATTACCCTTACCTGAAGGATTAGAATATCTTGGAATGGTAGGCAGAAAGGCAATAAAAAGTAAGGCAGCACAACTAGCTGCAAAACAACTAAATAGAAATATAGATAAAACTAAACTAATTCCTAAGTCACTTCCATCAAATGTAGGCTGAGCACCTACTCAAAGTGTTAAGGTTATCCACGATAAAAATAATTCAGAAGCCTTAAAATTATTTTTTCCTGAAAGATGAGATGTAATTAATGAAGGAGCTAACCCATTTGGTATTTGATTTCAAGGTAAGTGAGGATTGCCTAGAGAGGGAGTTAAAGCAGCTAAGGCAGCTAAAGCTAGAGCACTATTTGCTAATAGACCCTATAGAGTTTCTGGCACTTTAAAATTAGATAAACCTATACAAACTGTAGGTGAAGTTTCTAATAGAGCTGCTCTAACCAAATCAGCTGAGCAAATGGGGGCAGATGGAGTTATATTCAACAATGTTTACGATAATGGTTATTCCAATAATCAAGTTATATTTAGTTTTAAAGACTTAATAGATGGAATAACAACAAAAAAGGCGGCAGGTAAGTAATTACCCGTCGCCTTTTATTATATTTCTGCATTGGTTTTATTCGCATTATGAGTACTATAATAGGGACTTACTGGTGTGTAAGGAGTACTTGTAGTTGTTGGAAAATTTAATAGCTTTTCCTCAACGATAGCATCCATTAACTTGAATAGCATATCTAAATCAGCAGTAGGAAGAATTTTTGAAAAATTCTTTATAGTTTGTTTGTAATTAATCATTTTATTGTTCTGTTTTTATGTAAATTCCACAATGACATGTAGATCCAACAGGTTGTTGCTTAAACTCTTGACAAAAACATATATTCTCGTCAGTATGTTCTAATCTACATGGGCAATATCTTTTTCCGTAAAGTTCTTTATTTCTTTTTAATCCAGACTGGACTATTTCAACTAATTCTGGATTATCTATTATAGCTACCTTCATCAATTAAAACAGTTTTCTTGAATACATCATAACACTCCTTCTCATCTTTTCCATTTATTTTTAACAATTCCATACAAGGTGCATCCTCTAGATTTATATCTCCTTCTAAATTATCTAGTAAGTATTTAGATAGTATTAAAGAGGTTTGACCATTTAAAGATAGAATCTCCAATTTATATGGAAAATGATTACCGTTCCACCTGTTTACATCCATTCTCTTTAAATTCGTTATATTGTTCTAATAATATAGGTAAGCTAGACTGTATTCCATACCTATCTAGTAAATTGAACAGCTCTTTATATTTTTCATCTACAATTAATGCCATAATTTCTAGTGATAGATGAAAAACTTTTACAGGATTCTTTATTTTATCCTTTAGTTCCTCTATGATATGCTCTCCTTCCTCTTTTACTTTTTCTTCAAATTCCTCTAAAATGAGATCATCGTCTAACTCTTTAATACTTCCTACACATCCTTTATTAACTTCTTTTTCATCATTAGCGAGTTCTTTGTCTAATGATTTAACTATTTCTGATAGTTCAGATTTTAACCTAAGCAATTCCTTTCTAAGGAGTTCAATAGTAGTTTTTTGCTCTTTATTTTCAGCTTGTAATTGTTCAATCTGTTTTACCTTGTCTTGTCCTAATCTCTTTAATTGAGATATAATCCAGGAATTATCCATTCCATTAAGTGTTTCATTATTCATATTAATTCATTTTTAATTTAAGATTGCGCACGCTATAGGATTCGAACCTATGATGAGGATACCTCCTGGTAGGTTAACAGCCTACTGCTTTCGTCCACTCAGCCAAACGTACAATGATTTTATTTACCTAATTCCCATAATGGAATTACACCCTCACTATTGGTATAATTCCTGTTGGAGTATAATACATAGGTTTACTAAATGTTTGTATTATCCAACTTCCAGCTTTCTTTACAATTCTTTTTATTGTCTTCATAACTGTAAGAATTAAGTTAATAAATATGTTTATCTAATAGATAATTAATCTTGCGCTTCATGTAGGATTCGAACCCACGTATTAACACTTTAGAGATGTTCGCCTAGCCACTCGACCAATGAAGCATTTGGGAGATTTACACTCCCATTGAAACTAATTCTAGTTTCTTGAATAAAGACCCGTCGTCAACAACAGCTATGGCAGTAGTCTTATTGTCTAAGTCTGGTTCTTTGAATATTGAGAAGTCCTTGCCAAGTAGGGATAATTTTTCTTTCTCGTGTTCTATATCTGCTGATAAATATATCAAATATTCATTACTTCAATCCTTATGCTCTAGCATATATTGAGCAACTGCGTGTCCTCCTTGAACACATCCATATATAGGATTTAATTTTTTATCTATCAGCACGTATAGTCTTTTCATTTTCAATCAAGCTTTTTACTCTACGTGAAAAATATTCTTTCACATAATCTACTCCTAAGTAATTACCATAACCATTCCAACCTTGGTCTTTCTTATAATTAGACATAACTGTATTTATATATTCCTCCGCATCAACATTATGTTTAACGATATACCATGCAGTATTTAACGCAAATAAAATACAGCGGTTATAATAAACTTCTGAGTTAGCTTGATTTCTAGTTTGATAATCTGCTGATTTTCTATTGGCTTTAGCCTTGATTTGTTTTTCTTCTAATTTTTTAATAGCTTCTAATAAAGTTTCCATAATAATTAATTTTTTAAGTTTAAAAATAGTATCTTACAATTCTCTGAATGATACTTTATTATGGAGAAGCTCTTCCAAAATTAATCTATAAAAAAGTGTTCATAATTAATAATTTTAAATTTAGGTAGATCCCGATGTCGGACTCGAACCGACGTTTCAAGATTACAAATCTAGCGTTCTAGCCTCTGAACTAATTGGGAATATGCACGGAAGTCAGGGGTCGAACCCGAATAATCCCTTTTGGAAGGGGACCAACGCTTTTGAAGAGCGTTTCTGTTTGCCGTACAGATAAGCTTCCGTATAGTATTATAGCTTTTGAATGTTCAATAATATTTTTGAACTATAGTTATCTGGAATGTTTAATTTATCCCAAATTTTATCTTCTGATAAATCTTCTTTTGATAATTGAATTATTTTGGATAGTTTCTTTGGATATACTTTCATTCCGTCAATAATTTCAAGCTGATATAGTATAAAATATATATTTTCTTTCATGTCTTAGTTGTATTGATTTAGATTACAAAATTACTACTTTATTTTCTGACTTCCAAATGAATTCGGATAATTTTTATTAAATTGCAACTGGAACCATTTAAAGGATGAATCCAACTTTAAATTGATTCGGAATTCTCTTTTAAATGGTCTAAAACTAAATTCGCAAATACAAAATCTTCTAAAGTCGGTTCTGAAAATGAAGGTGAAACATAATAACTTTTCTGAGAAAAATTTATATTAACAAAATAATTTTCAGTAAAGACTGCTGGAACTATAATATCTACTTGATCATATTTTAAATTGTCAATTAACTTATTCGCTAAATTTAGAGGTAGTATTAATTTCATTTTGTAATTTCTTTTTGAGTTCTAATAACCGTTTTCTATAATCTAAATTATATTTATATATTTCCGACTTTAACTGCTTGAACTTATCCTCGATATTCTCTAGATGCCTCTGTTTTTTCATAAGAATTTCTAAGATCTAAATAAATATTATCTCTTCCATATATTATATAATTCCAATTGTTTTCTAAATAAGTTTTAGTTATTCTACTATTAAACTCTAAGAATAACTGCTCTGCAATAAAGCCTTCTAAACTTTGGATTGTATGTCTTTGCATTTTAGACTATTTATAGTTACTGTTTTACATCTTCCATTTTTACATAATCTACATATATAATATCCGGAATTAGATAACTGAATCTTTAACAGTCTTCCAGTTTTCTTATTTCTGATATTTCCTGAGTTGTCCATTTCATAATTTTCTCAGTTCTCTATAGTATTTCAATTATTACCTATATCCATTTCTAATATCTTAGATACTGCAAAGGTAATGCAAATTTTTTGCCCAAACAAGTAAATTTTAAAAAATTTGATAAGTGACACTAAATTTATATTTTAGGTACTTAAAATTAATCCCCCCCCCCCTACACAATATAGAAAATAAAGTTATTTATGATTTTGTATATATTTATGGTAATTTGAATTTAGTTTATGATTCTCGATCGGGATTCCACATACTCTTAACTCCCCCCACAGGGATTGAGAAAAAAGTAAAAACATTATAATTTTCTCAATCAGATTTACTAACAATTAAAAACAAAAAGATTATGTTTACAATTGAAGAGACAAAGAAAAGCAAAGGTTTCAAATCAGTAAAAGAAAACATTGCAGCTATCGAAGCGGTAAGAAAAGAACGCTTTGACCAAAATTTGGCTTTAGCCGGATTTAACGGGAAAAACATTGTATTGACCGGAAATTTTTCTGAAAGAAAGTTTAAACCGGCTGGTGGACAAGAACGTTCTTACATTGTTTTGGAAGCGGTTTATTTTGATGATAAACCAGAAAACGGAAAAATCGGAACGCTTGCACTATCAGCACTGAAAGCAAGTGTAAAGCCGTCAATTGACGAAAATTTGCAGTCGGTTGTATCTGACTTTTCAGAAATTTCTGAACGTGAAGCACTTAACAAACTTTTGGAAGATAAAACCTACCTAAAGTGTGAAAGTACATTGACCGTATTAAAGCCTGAATTTTATCAGGAGAACGGGCAAAACAAAGTTAAGTACGACGCCGAAAAAACAAAGAAAGGATATAAATACAGTGTTGCTACATTGTAAATCTTTCAACGGGTGCAAACATTTGCACCCGTTTACATTCAATTAAACAGATTAAAAACAACTAAAAAAGATTAAAAATCATGAAAACAAACAGAAAGTACGTTACAGTTAATGGAGTCGTTTACACATACGAAGAGTATTTGGAAATGTTAAAGAATAGAGATTAATCTCTATTCTTTTTTGCTTACGTAGCATTTACTAACTTCGTAGAATAATTATAATATGAAAATATTCGTAGTAAAAGGTGTAGCCAAAGGTGATAGAGTATATTACGAAGGACTTAATTTTAAGATCCATGCAGGAGATTGGCTTCCTAACTATGAATGTTATTTTCAGGTGAAGAAAGACGATCTTGGGAAATATACAATATTGAAGTGTATTCCTGTAGATGCCGAGAATAGTTGGAATAATGCTATCTCTGTAGATAAGGATGATGAAGAGTGTTGTTGAATGGGATAAATGAGCGTGGTTCCACTATCATTCTCTCTCCACCTCCAGAAATTTTTTCCATTTTCCCAATTCTCCAAGAAAGAGCACTTTTAGCATTTCAATTTTGAAAACTCTACTCAACATATCTGAACTTGTTTTAGAGCTAAATTTGAGTTTTCACAAAAGTCTCTTTCCAAAATATATATTTTCTAAGCCCATACAATCTTAAATTTAAGTTTATATATAACAAACAAAAAGACAGCCTAGGAGTCTATAAAATATGTGCTGACGAGACTAGGACGAAACTATCCTCAGTTGAGGATAGTCCACTGTTTACAAGTTTATTCATATAAGACCATAATGGGTACGCTCTGAGACTATGTAGTTGTTGTGAAACAATTCAAAGTATAGTAGCACAGGAAGGTCTAGTTTTTGCATTAACAAACTATATATAGGTAGCTTCGGCTACCACTTTCAAGACAAGAGCAACCGTTACGTGGTTTGAAAGATAAGTAAGTATATACTGAAACTAATAGCTCTATTTAACAATTTTAGAAACCTCACATTGTATAGGTAAAATGTATAATATTATGGAATACAAATATATAGGACTTTATGTCAATGGTATTCTTGTTTGGAAATGCAAAGATTGGAAAGAATATAACGAAGTTGCAGAAGAACAAAAAGAATATCATAAAGGAGAATCAGTAAAGATTACTTACAAATATTTGAATGAATAAAACTAAATATATGACATTCGAAGAATTTGACAAAAGATATAATAAATGTGATAAATTTGGAGTTGTCACTCATTGTGCTATTATTGATATAGATGGCAATATCATATTTCAGGGTACACCAGAAGAAGTTGAAAATTATTATAATAATTGTTTTCAAAATGATGTATTTGAATATCATAATGATGGAAAACTTTATATGGGAAATGTTCAATTATTTGGCTTTACTAATATAGGGAAAAGTTTAGCTGAAAGGCCAGAATATAAAAACTTTATAAATAACCTGAAATAAGATATTCATTTTATTAACCTGATAGTTGTAGGTGTATATACTTAAACCTTCAGCATTATGATTAAAAACAACCAATCCCAGGTGAGTGGAAGTTCCACTTTTAAATATCCTGGGCAGTAGCCAGCCACAGCTACATAAGTAAACTTGGGCATTTTATTTACTTGCTGGTGGGGTAGTTTAAACCAGTAGTGCTGTTTTTGGCAGTTTGATAACGAAGCACTTAAAAGATAATAAAGGTAAACTGTACAGGAAACCAATTCCGATTTATAAGTTTGGTGACAACTTGAAAGAGAGTGACAGCTTGGAGAGACAGCATTGTATACTAAACTATTTATTTTTATGATTTAAGTTTTACAAGCGTCCTATAGTTTAATTTAGACTATGGGTTTCAATGAAGGTTCTAATTGAGTAATGCGCGCCAGAACCATAAAAAACTCAATAACTTTCCAAGACATTGAGGACACCAGTTTCTTATCTGAATATTGCAACGCATAGTTTGGTAATACTTTATGTGAGTAAAGCCCATTAATATAATATTTGCAGATAAGTTTTAGGTGTAAAATGCAAAAATTTAAAACCTCACACTATATAGGTAAAGTGTAGATAAAAATGGAACAGAATTATTCAAACGCTCCTGCAAAACGTTTTACTCAAAACAGAATGTTTAAAAACTTGTCTGAAGAAGAGTTAACACTTCTGGGATTAGGTGGTCCTGAACCAGAAGAGTATATAAAAACGTTACCAGAGAGTGTTAATAAAACAATATTAGTTGATACAAATCCTTCTAGAGAATGGATTGAACATACTACGTTGGTTGAAGGGTATACAAAGCACAGAACAGAAGTTAATTTTGTAGACTGTGATTTTTGTAGTACCATTTGGTCTAACATTGAAGATTTCAAACACATATATACTGAAATGAAGAAGCAAGATAGAACTCAATATCTTGCCATCACGGTGAGTTTGAGACAAGTAGGAATGCGCAGAACTTTGGAATATCTAGCTCAGTTTGAGGAGTTTGGAATAACCAAAGAAGATTGCAAAGAGATTCAATCTCACAGAGTGGCTTCATCAAAAGATCTTAAACATGAACGTAGTCATGTTCATAGATTATGTAAAGGAGATAAAGCACTAAACATATATTCTTACAGTGATACAGGAACTCCAATGTTAGCAGGAATCATAAAAATCAATTAATATGACACATACAATCTACAAAAACATCAAGTTAACAGTAAGTGCTCCAGATTTCCCTATGCTAGCAATAGGGATGGATTCTACTCAGTTTGGAATTGCGTTGATATGGATTTCATTTATTATTAGTTGGAAATAAAAACCTCACACTGTATAGGCAAGTGTAGCATGTTATGAGACAATATTTTTATTTAGTAGCTCACACAATAGTAGGAGATGATTTATCTATTGATAAAATATTTCTCCAAGAACACGATGCTATTCGTTGGGGTAAGGTCTTGGCAACAAAGAATCCAGAGTATTCCGTAGGTTTGTACAGACAGGAGATTGCAAGGACAGCAACGGTGAGGTTTGTAAAGACCTTAACCGCTTACAAGTCATCTGGGTCGGATAATGATATTGATCAATGTAGATAAGATATGGCAGAAGAAACTATAGTAAGAGAGAACTTGATGACAAGAGAAGGGTATTCTCCCTATTGTCTCCAATGTTCGGTGATGCCTAGAACATTTTTCAATGGAGAGCAATTTCAATGTCCGCATTGTGGATGGATTTCACAATTTCCAGAAGATTTCATAGAGAGGTACAAAAACAAGTGGAAGATAAAATAACGAAATATGGCAACGGTAATTCAAAAGAGATTGAGAAAATTAATAGAAGATTCTATGGTTTCAAATGCAACACATACTATGTATGCTAATGGAACTAAGTATGTAGTGTATCATGGAAGAATTGAAGCGAAAATAACTCCAGAAGGAATGATTACCTCTAGAGATATATTGTTTCAAGAATCTCTAGCAGTCTTTAAATAAATTTAGACCATCTAAAGGATAACTCCGAATTAAATTGGAGATTCTTCTTTTAGATGGTTAACTTTTAAAATTACACAAAATGTCAAAGAAAGAGATTTTTACTAAAAATTTAGTTACCCCTAAGGAAGCTCTATCAAAGTGTTTTCGAATTGGAGCATTAGTTTATTTCAAAGATGGATCATATGTTGTGAAGAAGTCAGACCAGTCTGATTTTGCAATGACTGTTGGATGCTTGCTCTCGAAGGAAGCAGATGATTTGTTTCAAATAATTGATGTTAACAAGCCTTATCCTACAGCCCACTTAAGCATAGAATATGCTGTTCCAATTAATAATATAAAAGTTAGGAATATTAACACTGGTACAGTTTATTATTGTAGCAATATAAACATTGTAAACTGTAGCGGATATGCAGTTGAAGACTTCAATGACAATGAGGTTATGTATAACAATACGTTAACTACATTGAAAACTATCCTCAAAGCATCTAAATTTGGAAATTGTCAACTATTATAAAAATTTAAATTGTATGGAAGAGA